GAGTATATCATTTAGTTTGTTATTCTAATCTTCTCAGAGATTCAGAAGATATACAAATTGATAAAACATTTACAAGGCCAAACATTCTTGGCAAGGACCTAGATCCATGAATAGACATGTTCTTAAAGCAAGACACAACATTGTAAATGAAATTTTTCAAAAAATGGATGAAGATCCTACAAAATATATTCATTTCATTTATAAAGAAACATTACGATATTTAATAAATAAATTTTCTAATCTAAGTTACATAGATGGAAAAAATTCTATAACCAAAATAAAGTGTCAACATGCTCACCCAGAGAGAGCAATAGGAATGATATTTAAGGATGCTAACGTAATACTTCCTTTTATAACCATCTCAGAAAATTCTACAGCAGGGTTTGATAAAAAACAAAGATATAGTTCAGTTTTAGTTGATCAAAAATACTGGTATCCTAAACTTCAAAGAGCAATAAGAATAGTTAGTTTACCTCCAAGACCTGTTAGCATATCTTATAGTTTAAACATATGGTCATTTTATAAAAATGACTTAGACCAAGTCAGGGAAATACTGTTTTCTATGTTTAATCCTGATTTAAACATAACAGTGGAAAATAACTTATTTTTTAAAGCATTTATTGAATCAGAAGAAGATGATTCAGAAATTAAAGTTTCTGATAAAGAAGATAGGGTCTTACAAAAATCATTAAATTTAACGGTGGAGACCTTTATGCCTTCACCTAAATTTTTATATACTTCTACAGGAAAAATAGAAAAAATTAACTTTGAATTAGACGTTACTACAGGTAAAATTACCGAGGCAACAGCCCTTGATATAGAAACAGTCTTAACTAGGACAACTGAGACCGATGTAGGCATAGGAACTGGTGCTGGGACTATGATACCAGAGCATAGCCATGAGCAGTATGTAACGCCAGAAGAGCTACAGTCTATGACTTGGCTAACCAATTAATAAATTAGACATATTTTTAGTAAAAAATTAAGTTAATCAACATAAATATAAATAGGAGTTTCTTATGAAATCTATCAAAAACGAAACCACACAAGGTTTTGAATTATTTATTAATACAGAGCAAGGGCAAAAAGCCATATGGCTAAAGCCCAAACAAAGAATCATTGTGGAAGATTCAGCTATTTCAGAGCAAGTATTAGTATTTAATAAAAGAAAGCTCATAAGAATTACAAACGCATAAGGTGATTAAATGGTATTAAAAAGTCCCGGCATTGCTTACAGAGAAGTAGACACAACAATTTACCCCGCAACTATTGATTCGTCAATAGTTGGTATCGTAGGTTTTGCTGATAAAGGGCCAGAAAATGTGGCTACCTTAATCACAACTCCAGAACAATTGGTTAAAACATTCGGGGAACCTAACGCTAATCTTCCCGGACAAGGATTGCTTGCCGCTTTAGAGATATTAGAAACAACTAATAGAATTTATTTTGTTAGATCAACTTCTAGTACTGATATTGAAGCTTCAGCAGCAGTCCCTCTAGGTTCTTGTCCATATGTAAATATTATTTCAAATAATTTTTATGGAGTAAGCTTATTAGCTCCTTCAATAAGATATGTATTTGATTTAAGAAAAAATGGTACATCAATATACAATACAACTATTGAGATAGTAGCTCCTAGCGCAACAGGTGGAGTTGCTTATGAAAGCACATTCAAAGCACTTCAAGCAAGAATGGGAGACGGCACTTCTAAAGGAGACTTCATTAGTGTTGCAGAAGATCCAGATTCAGGCCAAGTAGTTGTTCATGGCAATATAGCTGGCCCTGAATATGTATTGTATGCTTCATCTTATATTAATTTAACAGGAACCACTGGTTTTGCAGGATTTGTTTATACAACAGGTGTCAATAATTTTGATCCTGTTTCAGGAGGGTCCAATGTACTAGCAGATCCAAATATTCTTCCTCCAGTAGGGGCCACTTTATTTACGCCTTCCACTTCTGTTGGATTCGGTACTAAGATAAATACTGCCGATTTAACTTACTTATTTAAATCACTTTACGGTGGTCCCGGTTACAATTTAGGCAGATCCCTAAAAACTGGCGAAGTTACTGGACTAAGTTTAGAGATAGATAATACAGTTGGCCCATGGTTTAATGTTTATGTTAATGATAAAGGTTATGTAAACGAAAGCTTCAGAGTAAGCTTTTATGCAGACAAGACTTTTATTCCACAAGTTATTAAGCCAAGTGAGGGAGATACCCCTTTACTGTCAGACTTTATAAAAGCAGACATAAATGGAGCAATATCTTATGATCTGACTCCACTTAGATCTGTCTCTGAAAGATTAACAAGTCTTCTTTCCATAGTATCTAACACTTCAATTAATGTTGAGGAATGTGCTAACCCAGCATATGTCCCTCAACTACTAAATCCAAGATGCGTTAAGCTTCTTCCCGGAACTTATAACATGACCGGAGGAGCCCATGGAATAGACTTTGACACATTTGGAGGAGATTCCCTTGGTGTAGCCGATGTTCTGATTGGTGAGCCTGCTGAGAAATCAGGTATGTATGCTCTTGATGATGACAATTTAAATATCTCAATGGCACTCATCCCCGGTATTCATCAAGCAAGAGTTCAAAATGCTTTAATTACCCTAGCAGAAACCAGCCAGAATTTCATCGCTGCTGTTTCACCTCCCCCAGCACTAACTACTGCTCAAAAGGCAATTGATTGGATGAATGGAAGAGGAACAGTCGGAGATAGAAAGGCTTCAATCAATAGCTCTTATGTAGCAGTTTATTGGCCCCATGTTCAAGTTTTCAACACTTACACTGAGACTGATGTTTGGTTTGATCCTGCAATTTTCGGCGTAAGAGCAATGGCATTTACTGATTCAGTAGCTGAACCTTGGTACGCTCCCGCTGGATTTACCAGAGGAAGATTAACCAAGCCTCTTGATACTGAGTTAATTCTTAGCCAAGGAGATAGAGATGCTCTATACGAGAACAACATTAATCCAATGGTTAAGTTCTTCCCAGAAGGAATTACAATCTTCGGTCAAAAAACCGCCAAGAGATTGCCTTCTGCTACAGACAGAATCAACGTAAGAAGACTAATGATCTTCTTAAGAAAGACATTACTCAGAACAACAAGAGCATTTGTTTTCGAGCCTAATGATGCATTAACTTGGGAGTCAGTAACTAATACAGTTACTGAAATCTTAAGAGATCTAGCCGCTCGTAGAGGTATTGCTGAGTCTCAGGTTATCTGTGATGAAAGCGTAAATACTCCTCTAAGAGTGTCCAGAAGAGAGTTATGGTGTAAGATTATACTTAGACCAGTTGAGGCTGCTGAGTATATAATCTTTGAGGTTAATTTAACTAACAACACCTCAAGTACAGGAGCTTAATAAAAATGGCAAGTCTTAGACAAGAAAGAAACGCAACTCTTAATAGTGGTAGCAGATTACCAAAACTTTCCACTGCATTAGATTCAGTAAGAACTTATCAGTTTGAAGTTCAATTCACATTCCCTGCCGCAGCAGGGGTAACAAATAGTGTTGGACTTCAAAACATGAGCTTGGCTGCAAAGCAAGTTAATGCCGCTGGTATTAAAATAGAACCTATTGAAGTCCACAGATTAAATGATAGATACTTCTATCCCGGCAAATCAAACATGGATGAGCTTAAGATTACATTTGATAATCTTTTTGCTACCAAGGCTGGAGCCAATCTTTTCGCTTGGTTTAGAGCCTGTGCTTATGATCCTATTACTGGATACCAATCTCCTATTTCCAGAGGAGCCTCCAGAGCAGTATCATTTAAGGCTGAGAAACTAAGAGTTATTCAGTACGATGGTACAATGACTCCATTTTCTTATGTAGACTTCATCGGTGTGTTCCCAATTTCAGTAACTATGGCTGAACATAATTACGGCACCAATGAGTTTCACACATTAGAATGCACTTTTAGATACGATTTCGTTGACATGTATAATAGCACTTTAGTTAACAATGTCGATCTAACTCAGGGTTTCTTCCCTAACTGATATATTCTAACTAATTAACCTTTAAGAAGCCTATCTAAATAAGGTAGGCTTCTTTTTTTCTATAATAAGTTATGCGTTACTTTAACGAAATATTAGATTATTTTAACAGCCTTAACAATAGGAAAGTGCTATTGTCTGAAGTTAAAGGAAGAATGTCTTCTAAAGAAGGCCCAGCTACTGTTTATACTTGGACAACAGGAGATACAAAAAAAGGAGATCAAATTGTAAAAGGACATGCTACTGTAAGATTTGGATCATTTACTTATGATTTAAGAAATGATCAAACAGAATTAAAAAATAAATTATTATCGGCAGGTTTCTCTCAAAAATTAACCGATCAAATATTATCTGGATCTCTTTCAGCAGGAGCAACATTTAAACAACCAAAAGCAATTACAGCGGATCAACAAGCAGGACAAGATCAACAAGAACAGCCTAACCAAGCCGAGCCTGATGCACCTCAAGACACTGTAACACCTGTAGCTTCCACACAGACTCCAGAAGAGCTTGCAAAGCAGCAACAACTTATGCAATTGCAGCTAGAGCTTGATCAGAAAATGCAAGAGTTTGAAGCATCTTACGGTCAATTAGCAAACGAAAATTCCTTGGCTGCATTGACAGAAGATCAATTAAATAAATTAAAATTAGACGCGCAAACACTCTTAGGTTTAGGAACAAAAGAACCTACTCAACAACAATTACTGGAAACTTTTTTACGAACAAGAGTAACTGGTAAAAACTCTTTTAGGTCTAGATTAGAAGTTGCAAATTATTTTGATCCAATACAAGATGCAGACATTCCAATAGAACAAAAAATTGAAGCCAAGTTAGCAGTCTTAGATACTCTTAATAAAATTTCTTCTTTCGTTAGTAAGTATCAAGGAATAGAAATCTCTGCTGAAGATTATCCAGAATACGAAAAAGAAGCAAGAGAGTTATATAGTAAAATAAAAATAAACAATCCTACCTTAGGAGACGATAGAAGAAAAATTATTATTTATTCTGATGATGGTCAGTATGCAGGAGCTTTTGGTGATAGAGGAACAGTAAATGCTTTAGTAACTTTACTAAAAGACAGATTAAAATCAGCATTCAAAACCATAGAAGATCCACAAGCACAAAAATTTGAATTACAAAAAACAGAAAAAATAGAAGATGTAATTAGTACCAGGGCTGCCGTGTTGACTATTACCGCCTTCCCAACCGCCGGCATTACTACCGCCCCAGCCGCCGCCCCATTCAGTTTGACCTTGTGGTG